CTGCTTAGGCAATGGAAGATCATGCGCGCCGATTCGTTGTAGTTGGATCATGCGGTTTGCTCCGGTGGTGGTGGAAGTGGTTGCCAGTGGGTGATATTTTCGTAGCATGTATTGCCGTCAAGAAACTCCCATGGATTGTTTTCCCTATTTTTTCGAATAGCCCAGAAATGCGCGCATCTAGCGCTGTGCGCTATGATTTTCTTGTTAGGTTCTGGCATTCTTTCTTTAACACTAATCCATTCACTCATCTATATCACTCCAGTTTGCCCGCCGCTGTGGGCGGGCGGTTGGTTTAGGCTAGATAGTGCAGTGGAGCAAACGGTATCTCGGAGTCAAAGTCATCAGGCCCATTTGTGCCCTGCTGCGACGGCGCTGGTCGCTGATGCGGCGCTTGCTGGCGCGGTGCCTGCTGCTGTCCTTGCGACTGGGCATCACTGGCAAACTTGATCTCAGCGCAGCGGCACGACAGCTTGACGCCTTGCGTGCCGTCATTCTTTGCAAAAGTCTCGACGTGCAAGTCAGAACCGACAAAGAACACCTGCTTACCCTTGGTCAAGTATTGCGCCAGCGCCTCAGCTTGCTTACCCCACAAGGTAACGTCATACCACTGGCACGGCTTCTTGCCGTCTTGACCTTTGCGGCCATAGTCAACCGCTACCGGAATGCTGCAAACGGCATCACCTGACCCGGTAAAGCGTAGTTCTGCGTCACGGCCAATGCGGCCAAATTCTGCTACTGACATTTGAATCTCCTTAAATATCAATGCTCAAGACGCGCGCCATGCGCTCTTCTAGCATCTGGTTAAAGCGCTCTACGCGCTCCGCAATGTTGCTAATGTATTTCTCGTCACGATACATGCGCTTGACGAACAATGGCATGCCTGGCCAGTAGCTAACGAAGTCGATCCACTCACGCTGCGCCACCCATAAGCCGCCCTGGCACTGTGCTACGTGCTCTTTTGGCACTTCACCGCCAAGGATTACAGCCACCTGAAACTTTGGCAGCTTCGACTTGATCTCAGTCAGGCCGTTATTGCCTACCAGCGAGTCAGGAGAATAGCCGCATCCGTGGTTTAAGATGATTGCCGCTTGCTCTGTCTGGATGTCTTCGCGTGCCTCATACAAAGCACGCGCTACGTCTTCCAGCTCGTGCCCGCGCTCAGTTGCTCGCGTGGTGAATGGTAGCTCAGCAGCCTCGCCTGTGATGCGCTCGCCAATCAGCTGATCCATGTAGGTAAAGGCAGCAACGCCGAATCCGCCTTCGCCCTTGCCATTGACAAGAATGCACTCAAGCTCCGACATGGTGACGATCCCGAGGCGGATTGATAGCCACTCCGGCGAGCCTTGCTCAATATCCTTGATGATCTGCATCACGCTTGCTCCGTGTCACGGCGATAAGCCTTGGTAAGCTGCGCCAGCGCCTTGTCATACGATGCCTTTGGAATGTCCTCAGGCTCGCCATGAATCGAGATAAACCCGGCCTGCGTTTCAGGCTTGCATTTTTCCATCATGGCGCGAATTGACTTCGCCTGCTGGTCGGTAATGCTGGCTACTGGGGTTGCTGCATAGCCGTCGTCATCCTCGCCACGGGTTGAGATGTTAAGCAATGCGCACAGCACATAGCGCTTGCCGTAGCTGGTCGAAGACCCAACCGCCTGCACTGCGTTTTTGCTGCCGCTGGTATCCGTCGGCAGTAACATGGTCGTCTGTTCGCGGTGGCCTTGGCGGTGCATCAAAATTCCAGTCACGCTAATTCCTGCCTGTGCGTGCTCAACCTTGAACGATACCGCAAATCCGTGTTTCTGCATGATCGGCTTGATTACGTCGTTGATGTCTTCAAGCGTGGCATAGCGCACCGTTCCGTGTCCTTTACCGCGCTCTGCAATGCTTGGAAGCTCGCACTGCATTTCCGCCATTGCTGCGTTGAACGATGCCTGAGCGTTAACGGCCTGCATGCGCTCGTGCATGGCCATGAGGCGTTCCATTTTCTCGATGTCGCATTGCGGATCTGCTGCGGCACGCTGAATCACTTGCATGATCGTTGCCGACTCTGCCTGCGCTACAAGTGCGCTTTCCTGGCGTTCTACTAGCTGGTTCATTCTGCTACTCCGGTTTTGGTTGTGTATCTGGTTCTCAACGCCTGAGAAATACGCTGATCTGTTTGCTGATCGGCGTACCAGCAGGCGATTTCATGTTTTCTGGCTCGCCATGCTTCGTGAGCCTTTTCTGGGCAGTCAAAATAACCTATGTGTCTTTGCGTTTTGGTAAACGGGTTATTGCACTGCGCCGCAAATTTTCCGAGATTTTTATTCCAAGATACGCCAATCAGCCACTTCCCGCGCGCTGATCCGTGGTCAGTCAAAAAAACATTAAGCCTTTTTGAGATAAGGACGCAGCTACTAGGGCCGTACGTTTTGTTTCCTGGAATGAGTATATCTTTGTCAAGCTGCTTACCATTCCAGTCCTGAGTTATCATCCACGCCCGGAAAGCTGAGAAATAATGCCATTCAGAGTCAACGGTGCAGTCCTTATATGTTGGCATGTTGATTAGCGCGCTACGGCTATAGCATCTAAAAATCATGTCTTTCCAAGCGCCATAAACACGGCACATCCATACCTGCCTGCGCTTTCCGCCGACTGATTCATAGATAGTCACGGGGTAGTCAGAGTCATTGATGCCGACTCCACATACCTTCTTTTTATTTTCCTGCATAGCCATCACCGCCATCTGCTTGATGTGTAGAACTCTAAACTCATTGCCTTTCCTAGTCAACATCCTATTGCTATTTATCTGCAAGCAATATAAATTTGATTCTCCAACCAAGGAGATCCGCATGAATACCAAAGACACGATAGAAATTTTCGGGACCGTAAAGGAATTGGCGAATGCCATTGGGCTGACACAGTCAGCAGTAAATCAGTGGGGGCTCACCATCCCAATGGGGCGTAGAAAATCCGTTCGAATGGCCATGAGGGAGCGCGCCGATAAGCTAGAGGCGGAGGCAAAGCGGATGCGACGAGCGGCCAAGGAAATTGACGAATGACAAAATCCGAACACAAGGCCCGCGCAGCTCAGCTAGCCTGGCAAGTCCGCCAGTGCTACAGCAAACCGGCCAAGAAAGTAATGGTCAGCGAATGCCTCAAGCACTTGCTTGAATCGCTCAAGGGGTAGGTGATGCACTACTACAAATTCAACATTAAGGACTGGACGCGCGACACGGCGCATTTGTCCGTAGAGGAAGAGTGCGTCTATCGTCGCTTGCTTGACCATTATTACGAAACAGAAAGCCCTATCCCACAAGAAACCCAGCCGCTTATTCGTCGGTTACGTTTGGCAGGCCATGAGCAGTCATTGCAGATTGTGCTTGGAGAGTTTTTTGCTTTGGAATCAGACGGTTATCATCAAAGAAACTGTGATAAGCAGATAGCCGCTTACCATGCAAAGGCGGAGACAAACAGGGCTAACGGTAAACGCGGAGGAAGGCCATTAGAACCCAAAGAAAACCCAGTCGGTTCCCAAGAAAAAGCGACTGGTAACCTTAACCATAAACCACTAACCACTAACCAAGAACCAGAAGATAAAAGCTCTTGTAATCAGGCTGCGCCAGATAACGCCAAAGCACCGGCTGTGCCTTTCCAGAAGATCATGGACGCCTACTGCCAGGCATTGCCAAACCTGCCGCAACCGCAGGCGATGACGGAAAAGCGTAAGACGGCATTGCGTGGTATCTGGCGTGAGTTCGAGAAATGCCACGCTGATGACTTTTGGCAGCGGTACTTCGCCTACGTCGGTAAGTCTGACTTCTTGGTCGGTATGCGCGGCATCGGGATAGACTGGCTGATTAACAAAGCCAATTTCTACAAAGTGATTGAGGGTAACTACCATGCGTGACCCATACAGCCTAGAAGCGGAGCAGGGTGTGCTAGGCGCTATGCTGATTCGCCCGGATATGATTACCGACATCGTTGCTGAGCTCGTTGCGGGGGATTTTTACTACGCTAATCACCCAGAGATTTTCCGCACTATTGCGGCTATGGATGATGGGCGCAGCGGAATTGACGTGGTTTCAGTGGCCGACAAACTCGGTCGGCTTGAGAATGGCGAGTATTCGCTTGGCTACCTTGGCGAGATTCACCGAGGCACGCCGAGCGCGGCTAACGCTATGACTTACGCCCGCATCGTCAAAGAGCGAAGCCTTGACCGTAAGCTAATTGAAGCGGCTCAGGCCGTACACGAATTGGCGCACAGCGACAGCCCTACGGCTGACAAGGTTGCTCAGGCTCAGGCCGCAGTATTGGCTGTCGACGCTGGCGGCGATGATGACTCAGAGGTTGAGCTCGAAGATTACCTGTCTGATCACGTAGAGGTTTTGCAGCGTCGGCACGACCTTGGTGGGAAGATGGACGGCCTTGCTACTGGATACAAAGACCTTGACGCGGCATTGATGGGCCTAAAGGGCGGCCAGCTAATCGTTATCGCCGGTCGGGCAAAGATGGGAAAGACGACAGCGGTTATGGGGATCGTCAGACAGAACGCTATACGCGACAAGAAGCTTGGCGCGGTATTTAGCCTGGAGATGTCACGAGCTGAGCTCATAGACCGCATGATTGCCGCAGAGGGCAGCGTGCCTCTGACCGACCTCAAGAATGGCGAGGCGATGAATAAATATCCGACCGAGGTCACGGCGGGTTTTGCCAAGATCAATAATGCGCGCTTAACGATCCTTGATCGCCCGGGCTGGACGATGAGCAAGATTCGCACATGGTGCCGAAAGAAGAAGCGCCGCAGCGGTCTTGACTACGTTGTGATTGACCACCTAGGTCTGCTTGATGGCGAGCTCCCCAACCAGACACCGTTACAGCGAACAACAGAGGCGACAAGGCAGGCAAAGAATCTGGCCAAGGAGCTTGATATACCTGTGATTATCCTGTGCCAGCTCAACCGCTCACTTGAGCAGCGGTCAGACAAGCGCCCAATGCCGTCAGACTTGCGAGACTCTGGAACGATTGAGCAGGACGCGGACCTTGTGATCTTTGTCTACCGCGATGAGGTCTACAGCCCTGACAGTTCAAGCAAAGGAATTGGAGAGCTCATAATTGGCCTTGCGCGTGATGTTGAGTGCAAGACAATTTACACGATGTATGAGGGGAAATTTAACCGTTTCCGCGACCTTGCATACGACTACGAGCCAGAGCCTGAAAGACAGGAAAGAACTACGCGCAGAGGGATGTATTGATGACTATCGAGCAACGGTTAACGGTTCGCGCATTGCAGGCTGACGGATTCGCAATATACCAAGAGGCGAAAGCGGTGCGCATGTTCAAGGGTAATGACTATCGGCTAGTCATGGCTGACGGATCGCAGAAGCGGGCGAAAGGGGCAAAGAGATGAAAGCAGATAAATTCGTAAAGGCGATGGCGCGGCATGAGCTGGCTGTAAATAACCTTGCCGCAGCTACAAGCGCAATTGGTAGCGAGCTTGGAAAGTGTCCGATACAGGTAGAGCTAGATAGGCTGATGGATTTGCAATGGAATGGTGGCGGCTATTCAGAAGTCGACAAGCTCCGCGATAATCAATACAGAACCAAGACGCACCTTTGGCATGCATTTAACGGAGACGGACAGGATCGCCGTGACGATAGCGAGGTCATTGAGTATCTGGCTGACGATGAGACTGGATGCGCGCATTGCGCCAAAGCATGGGGACTGATTCAGGATCGCAAGAAGGATCGTCAAGAGCTTGGAGTGGCGCGCCGGCTAATTCGCTACTACGGAAAGCAGGCCTTGTCGATGGTGCGCGGCGATGAGTGAGCTACCGAAAGCACAGCACTGGTTCGCTCCGGGCGTTAACACGATCCGCGACACAATGGTTAAGGCTTTCGAGGCCGCAAAGTATTTAGCCGTCGGATACCCGGTTGAAGTGATCGTGCGCCCAGTGAAGAGCCGGCGCGGCCTGCTCAGCAACGCAAAAATGTGGGCCATGTTGGCGGACGTATCAAGACAGGTTCAGTGGCCTGTCAATGGCGTGATGCAGAACCTTGACGCCGATGACTGGAAGTCGCTCATAACCGCAGCAGCCAAGCAAGAAACGCGGGTTGCTGCTGGTCTAAGCGGTGGGGCTGTGATGCTTGGTGTAAGTACGCGCAAGATGACGGTTGCGCAGATGAGCGACGTTATCGAATACCTGCACGCCTTTGGAGCTGAGAAAGGCGTTGTGTGGAGCGATAAGGCTAGCCAGGAAATTGTTGATGAGTGGGTGTCGGAATGACGCTAAAGCCAAAGCAGATACGTTGCAAGAAATGTGCCAACTGCAAAGAATCATTCCAGCCTTCGCGCAGTTTCCAGTCTTGGTGCTCTCCAGAGTGCGCCGTAGTGATTGCACGCCTCAAGCAAGCAAAGCAAAAGGCTCAGGAAGCCACCAAAGAGCGCGCACAGCACGCGAAGGCCAAGGAGGCGGTAAAGACGCGCGCACAGCACTTGAAAGAGGCGCAGGCGGCGTTTAACGCGGTTATACGGGAAAGGGACAAGGATCTGCCGTGCATTAGCTGCGGCAGGTATCACGAGGGCAAATATGATGCCGGCCATTATCGAAGTGTCGGAAGCTCTCCAGAGCTTAGATTTGAGCCGCTCAACTGCTGGCGTCAGTGCGTTCCATGCAACCGGCACAAGTCAGGCAATGCCATTGACTACCGAATCAACCTGGTCAGGCGCATAGGGCTTGATAAGGTCGAATGGCTGGAAGGTCCGCACGAGCCAAAGCGCTACACCATAGAGGATGTTAAGGCGCTAAAGTCTCAATTCCGTGCTGAGCTGCGAGCGATGCAGAGTGTAAATTAACACTATACAACCACACCACACCACTATACAATCAGCTTCAGGAAAGGGCCGATTGGCGGTTAATGAACTGAGGAGTACAGGAAATGAGCAAAGACAACGGCGGGCCGGCTAGCGACCGTGAATTGCTGGAGATGGCGGCGAAGGGAAAGACGCAGAGAAAGTACCTCAAGCAGATTGCGCTATCTGGCTACATTAGCGTCAGCACGATTGATTCGATGCTATGGCGAAAACGACAAATACTTGACGAGATGACCGTTAATGGTTTGATCGTAAAATATCGCGTGTCTCCGTCTTACGATGGATACCGCGCCGCAGCAGCTATCGGGAGTGCGATGTGATGACCGACAAAATCCAGCAGGCCAGGCGGGCGGCGTTTGAGGCTAAGTATCCGTTATTGGCCGGCATGTACTGGTGCGAGGAAACAAAGCAGTACGCTGGCAATCCTCTGTTCTGGCTGTATTCCGACCGATGGGAAACCTTCAACGCCGCGCTAGATTGCGTTGTGATTGACTTGCCGGCACCAGCGAAGGCAATGGCGGTGGTTATTGATTACCAGGATAACAAGCGCCAGAACGTAACCGGCACGACTAACTGGGCTGCGAATCTTGGCATGTGCGTGGTCAACGAATGCCGCGACGCCATCGAATCCACAAACCTGGGGATCAAGGCTAAATAACCCTATACACACACCAGTCCAGGCTATACACTGCACGGGATGGTTAATCTAATGGAGTGGAAGAAATGAACGAAGTTGACAAGCTTGAGATTAGATGCGCTCTGGCTGGATCTCCGCGCGCTGAAGAACTAATCGCCTGCCTAGAAGGCGAGATTGCTAAGCGGGATGCGCGGATTGTGGAGCTGGAAGAGTGCCTGCCTGATGCAATCGACGTTATCGAGCGACTACGCGCCGAACTGTCCGCGCTCAAGGCGCAGGTGCCGGTGGCGTACATTTCTGGCTGCTACCGTGATGTTATCGACGGTAAATCTGATCGCACGCCGCTCGGCGCCGAGCTTGCGTTCGTGAATATGGGCTGGATCGGCCAAATACCGCTCTACGCCGCGCCAGTGTCTGAGGTCAAAGCGCAGGGCGTTACTGACGAGCAGGCTGCGTTTGAGGCGGCAGTAGCGGCTGTAAATGAGCGCGGCTGGTCTACTTCTACAGATTTGGCGCGTCAGATTTGGAATGCAGCCCGCC